CAATGGATTTACTAGTGCTAGTGCTCAAACTGCTGTAATTCCTACAGCACAGGATAAGATGCCTGATTTGATTACTATACCAGTATCAGATAATTTAGACCCAGATGAAGAACCAGTAATATCACCAGTTGTAACATCGAATGCATTATTGGTTGATGATATTGATGTACCAGTTGAAGTTCAGGCAGCTGAACCAATTAAAGTTGAAATTGATGGTGATGGTAATTGGCAAGATGTGCGTGAAATATAATGCCAGCAATTTCATTTAGTTGGTATAGATCTGCTGGAGACTCTAACTATATTACTTGGGGTCCAATCACTATTGGACCTAATAGTGGTAATGGTACATGGGATCTACCTAATCAAACAACATATCCTGTATCAGCTTCTGGTAGTGGACCTGGTCAATGTCACTTAAGAGTATTGAGTCCACAAACATTAGGACTAGATGATAGACAAGGTGCTGGTGCTGATAATGATTGGAATGATATGATTGTTAATTGTAGTAGTGGTACATGGCAGGGTAGTTGGCCAAATATAACATTCGTAACATCAAACATAGTATATGGGTGTATGGATCCAAATGCTAACAACTATAACTCTAATGCTACTATTAATCAAGGGTGTACCTATTCACCACCAACAGTAGTACTTACTGCTAATAAAAATTACACTATAAGTCCAAATCCTGTATTGTTATCATGGTCAATAACAGGTAATCCTGGATTTGATAGTGCAAATTTATCAAACTATGGTAGTTTGACTACTTCGGGACTATATTCAGGTCAGACAAGATCTGGTAATGTAATGGTATATCCTGGATCAACTACAACATATGTAATGACTGGATATGCTCCAGGTAGTGAGACAGCACAAGCAACACAAACAATTACTGCATATACACCACCAACAGTATATCTATCAGTAAGTCCTACTCAAGTTGTTAGAGGTGGATCAGCAACACTAACATGGTATAAAACTGGTGATGCTACTAATATGTCTATTAGTAGTATTGGTGGCAATTTGCCATTTAGTTCTAATACTGTAGTCACTCCAACTACAAGCACAACATATACAGCAGTAGTTACATTAACTACACCTGCAGGTGACACTGCTAATGATAGTACGCAAGTAACATTAACTGTTATAGAAATACCTGAAGTTGAAATTTCTGGTGGTTCTTATATTACATATGATGATGATGAGTGTAAGATATATGTTCAGGCAGAACATTGTGAAGTGATGACTTTTGTTGTAATTACTAACTATCTTAATGGTACATCATCACAACAAACTGTAGCAAATCATTCTCCAACTAATGGTAATTATGAGTTTAATGTGTTACCATATGTCAGTTGGAATAATTTTGGACCATCTAGTGTACAAGTTTATGCAAATGGTACAGCAAATAATGGTGGGTTAACTGCTACTGATACACATACATTTAGTGTAGTTATTGATACTACACCAGATTTGATAAACATACCACAATCAGATTCTGATCCAGAGGATGAAGTTATATCACCAGATGTTACAATTACTACAGAATCAATAATAATAGACGATATTGATATACCAGTTGAAGTTAAGGCAAATGAACCAATTAAGATTGATATTAATGATAGTGGTAATTGGCAGGATGTTCGAGAAATATAACCATAAATAGCTACGATACTAATAGATAAGAAATGACCACGTATCAGTTTGCCGACCCGAATAGTTCTGGAGTATTTGTAAGCGAAGGGCAAACCGTTCGCTTTAGGTTTCAGGCACCTTCGGAGTGGGATAAAACTTTAAGTATAAATGTTAAAATTGGTCTGCAAACTACTGTATGGTATATCAGTACAGTTCCTGCAGACCATTCTCCAGATCCATTTCCATTTACAACATTAGAGAACGCAGATCCAGATACTGCTTATACATATGCTGATGGTAATAGGGTAGGAGAAATTGTTGTTACTGTTGCTGGTCTTTCTGTTGACACAGAAGTTGGAGTAGCATTAACAACTTCACATTACAATCCAACTGTTAGTGAGGTAGCAGTAAGACGTAAGAGACCAAGATTAGGTGAGACTGCGTGGAGTTCTTGGTCTATACCAAGTGGTTGGTTGGTGCAAAATACTGATCAATTACAATTAAGATTAAAGTCTAACACTATTGGTGGGTTAAGTCATTATGCTAATTTAGGAGTTGGTACAAGGGTAGAGAAGTGGACTATTGAGACTAAAGTTCCACCACCAAATTTCCCTAATCCAGTACCAGATTATGGTACTTTAACTAATCAACCATTAGATACTGATCTCTATAGTAATATAGTACAGATTCAGGGTATGTCTGATTATGGAATAGTATCTACTGATAATGGTGCAAAGATTGGTATATCAAGTACTGGTGCTTATACTACAAATGATGATGGGTTTAATGTATTATCTGGAGTAACATTTGTTGACTCTTCAACTCAACCTCAAATTACTAATGGTCAATACATACAGTTGATGGTGAGATCATCAGCAACTTCTAATACTGCTACTTCAAATATAGTTACTATTGGTAGTGGTGGAGCAGGAGTTCTATGGAGAGTTGAAACAGGTGATTTACCATCAGAAACTCCTGGTGCTTTCACATTTTCTAATAAAATTGATCAGATAGAAGATTTCTTAATTGAATCTGATCAGCAACCTCCTAGTGGTGTTAGTGGACTCGGTACTGATGTATCAGTTGATGTTGTGTTATTAGCTACAACTGGTTCAGCACCAGGTGTTAGAATACAACATAATGGTTCGTGGTCTAGTTGGGGAATATTCCCTGCATCAGTTGTACTTGGTGATAAGATACAAATAAGAAATAAATCTAGTGCTACATTTAGTAGTGTGGTTTCTACTACCATTAAGGTAGGTACTAGAGAGATAGTACCATGGACTATTACTACAAATAGTGGACCAGATACTGATGCTAGTTTCACACCACCAGGAGATTTAACAGGAACTGCTCCAAATAGTCCTGTTGTTAGTAGTATTGTACCAATAACTGGTATTAATAGACCTATTACTATTTCTGCTACTAATGGAGCAAAGATATCTGTTGATTTTGGTACATTTGTAACAGGACCAGTAACATTTGATCCTACACAAAATAGTTCTTTCCAATTACAATTAACAACTGCTGCTGGTTTATCAGGAGTAGCAGACACATCTGTAACAATTGGTACTGGTACTACAAATAATCCATTTACATGGACTGTTACAAATTATGCTGTTGTGCCACCACCACCAGAACTTAAAGGATGTTGGTATAGTAAGAAGACTGCATTTGTTGACATGTCAGGTGGTGGTCAAGGTGTTATTAGAGAGAATAAAGAGGATGGATATGCTATTGGTACAGTTATACCAATACTTAAAGATCGTGTGGATGTTGTTGGTGAACAAGATCCAATGAAACAGTATGGTGAATTGAAAGGATCTACTGTTAAAGGTAGGTTAGATGCAAAGTATCCTGGTTATTTGGATTGTGATGGTTCACAGTATATGGTTGCTGATTTCCCTGATTTGTGGTGGGTTATTAAGAATAACTATGCTAGACCAACTGATCCTACAAATGAATTTGGTGAATGGAATAATATTACTAAAGCATATAGTGGTAAGTTTAGAGTACCAGACTATAGAAATAGAAGGATGGTTGGTGCTGGTCAAGTAGATGGTAATAAAGGATCATCAACTATATTACCAATAGATACTCAAATACATCCTACTAAAACATTTAATGCTAGAGAATCTGGTGGTATTGGTGGATATTGGTATGTTGATGATGTGGATGTAACTGCAGGTGATCCTAATCCATATCAGCAGATAATAGGTGATGAAGGTGCATCAGATGGTTTAACTAGTGACTTCTTTAATTTTGGTACAGTTAGAACTGTACTACTTGATGATATTACTGTAGATATAGAATTTGAAATTAGTGGTGATGTTACTGCAACAGTTGGACCACTACAAGATGTATTGGTTAATGTACCAGCACATAGTCATTATTTTGTTAGTGCTATTACATCTGGTATGGGTGGTGATCCTTTAATTAGGTGGGGTACAAAAGCATTATTTGGTTATGTGCCATATGGTTTCGAAAATAATCAAAATGTTCAATCATGGATAGGTGATAAATTAGGTCGTTTAAACTGGCCAACAGAGGGTGGACCATGGGCTACCCCTACCAATATATACTATAATAATCCTGGTTCAACTAATGACTTTACTGGAGTAAGAGAAACAGAGAGACAAAACTGGTTAACATTTCTTGCAGCACGTATGCCAGATTTTAAAAACGAGTGGGACAAAGTATTCAGTAGTAATACTATGTCTCTTGGAGAAGAAGTCTTGAGTTTTATGCAGTCTATAGATGAGCATGGTCAGTCTCCTGGTGGTAAGACTATAAAAGCAAATACATGGTGGGTACATGCAGGTGACTCTGTTGCTGATGAATACTTTACTTCATTGAATAACGATCAAGGTACAGGTGGTTCAGTTTATTCATTACAGACATCATCACAGGGATTATTAGCAGGTACTGCAGGTACTAATACAGAAGGATCTTAAACTCAATCATTCCCATATAATGTGTG